AGCACGTTCATGCGTTGGCAGAGGAGCCTGCGAAATGAGCTTGCGGGAGAGATCATGGTTACACAGGCAGTGGTTGTCTGCTCATTCGATTCAAAACCGCAGACAGAACTATATGTATTGCAATCATATACCGTAAAGGAAATCGACCAATATCTCTGGCAATTAGGAAAGGCGAATTTTCCCAAGAAATACTGACGGTGCGTGTATGGCAAGCGTAAAAAGAGGGCAAAGCGCCTAAGCGGGGGAGCCGTTCACTTTGTCAAAACAACTGTCACCCCCCCTCCCTGGCTCGCCCTTCCCTTAATTGAACAAAAATATCAATTTGCTTATTTACTAAAGATTTCGGCCTAGTTCTAGGCTAAATGCACAAATGTGCACGAAACCAAGAATATACTTCTATTTCAATTTACCATTAAATTTTAGGCTTTATTATCTATTATTTTTTAGGAACTTGTATCCTACGGGGGTCTCCTACTAAACATTTTATCTTGAAATACTGCATACGTTCTAGACATGTGCAAGCAACTTCTACTATGACACGCAAAGTGACCTTTGGTGTCACTCAGCACAGTTAACATCAAGAGAGTTAACTGTGCTGAGTGTACGCCTAATGTAAATGGACGTACAGACGGAGACCCACGGCGTTTAAACCGTGGGTCTCTTTTGGCGGCTAACGCCGCTTTTTAAGAAAAAATTTCTTTTATGATTTTTAGAGTAGCGGCCGTGACTACGGACAAAGACAAAACCATGATGATACTTTCCATATTTAACCTCCAATCATTTTTAAAAGACTTTCAAGCGACAAACCAATATTACCGGCAACCTGATTCAAAAAAGAACCGTTACCAAAATGAACGGCCTTATCCCAATTGATATCAGAAGCATACTTGGAAGCGTCATAGGACTTATCAGCTCCATACTTAGTACCAGACAAATGTTGATCAGCAGAATACCGAGTAGCAGCAGAATTAACAGAAGAACCAAAGATAGACGCTAAAGCGGCTTGACCTGCGGCATAACGAGTAGCAGAAGAACTCATAGCGGCGGCGTCTCGAGTAGCACCGGCATGAATGCCAGCTTGCTTAATACCAGCGGCGGCGGCAATCTGAGCAACAATATCCTCCATAGCAGTGTACTTATCTGCAACGGCTTCCTGTGTACGGGCGTTAATATTTGCACTCTGTAACGCCGTCTGAGCGCCCAAGATGGAGCCAAGCAAGTTAGCAATAGCACCAGAGGCGGCAGTATCTGCATCGGCCTTAGAACCGCTTCCAAGGGACGCAGAAGCAGTTGCACCAGAACCAACAGCGGCGCCGATGCCATTCATAGCAGAAAGAACAGGATTCAAACCAGCGGCCATCAAGTCACGGACTTCTCTTTGATGGGCAGTATTGGACATCATTTCTTGCCACTGACGATTTTTAGCGGCTTCAGCAGAGTTAAACTCCATCTGTTTAGCAGTCATTTGCTCTGTCCAATCACGTTGCACTTTTGCCTGCTCAGCATTAAAAGCACTATTAGCTTGTGCAACACCTTTCAAACCGGCAATCTGATCGGCAGCACGGTTAACAGCCGGAGCGGCTCCAACACCATCCATTTCGTAAGCGGAAGTAGAAGTACCAAATGCCATTATAACAACTCCTTTCAGAAAAAACAAGAGGGGGCCAAAGCCCCCTCTATAAATCAATGATGATCAATCAGGCCGGGGACGCTATACATGGGCATGGGCCGTGTACAATAGTTCTTCACGTAGATATCAGCAAAAAACTGATTACTAACATCAGATGTGACAGCCAAAACACGATCAATGTTTGCCTTGTCCTCTCTAATCCACGAATCAGATAAAGAAGGAAGGGAGCTGTAATCATCAGCCAGATGCCAAACGTCCAAAGACTGAGCATACGCAGACCTCATTTCTCCAGTCACCATATTAGGCTTGTAACGATATTCGGCCCAGGCTTCCTGATAGCCAAAAACTTCGTTATCCTTATCATTACCTTGTGCAAAGATTTCTTTGTTCTTGATAGCCTGTTCACCGATATTGGCAAAAACGGGCCAGTAGAAATCAAACTTATCCTTGCGAGACCAGAGCCGGTTAAGGCCCTGCTGATAGGTATGGTCGTAACGTGCAACCATAACGCCGATGATGAAACCATGCTCAGTGAAGGATTTCGTGAAATCGGAGTGTTTATCCGTAGTAAGGGAACAACAGTACCTTGCGGAGTGCCGGAAGATTCAGTACCGGACTGCTGAACAATCTGATTAACGTTGATGGAAACACGGTTACCGCCAAGATATTCAGGACGCTGTAAGCGAGCATCGGGAGAAGTCACACCGAAGAAAGAGCGAACAACTTCCGTATAACGAGAACCGCCACGAGCCTGTTGTTCATAGAACTTCTGAATCTGGAAAGCTAAACGAAGCTGATTGATGGTAGCACCGATACCACCAGAAGATTGCGCCCAAAGGTTTGTAGGCTCAAAACCAACAGGAGCAGAACCAGTAGAAGAAATAGGAGTATCAGAAGTATCAAAAAACTTAATTTGACCAGCAGAAGTACCAAAAGTACCATCCTTAATATAAGAACTTCCGCCAGAATACAAAGAAGCCCTACCGAACATACCAAAACCACCGGGATCATGAGTAGCTTCAAGGCCAACAACGGGATACTGACCAGAAGTAGCCGCAGGTATTGTTACATCCGGGCCCTTCTGGGGCGCAGGAAGCGCAGAAGTGAAATAATCGTGGTACTTGGCGGCGATGAAGGGCTTACCACCTTTAGCGACATCTGTCACAAGTGTACCAGTGTTCACACCAGCCACGGTACTATCATCCGTGGGCACAACAAGAGGGTCTTGAAGGTTTTGATCACGAAACCACTCGTTCATGATAAGGGCATAAGCACGGAAGGGAAGAGCAGACACAGAGAGACCAGCAACGCCAGTTGGGATACCAAAATAATCAGCAAGAGTACCAACGTCCCATCCTGTACCAGCAGGACTTGTAATTTGGGGCATCGTATAATCAGTAGCTGGAATCCATGCGCTTTCAGTGTTTTCACCACAGAACTCCTTCCAGTGATCCCAAACAAGCCGATTGGGGACAAAGAAATAGTAGGTATCCAGATAAACGTTGTCCATCATAGGGGTGAGCAAAGTCTGCATACGGACAACCTTGGACGTATCTACACTGAACGTATCGCCGGGAAGCACTTCTTCGAGGAAAAAAGGGACTACATCACCAGCATTAAACGAGGTCTTCAGGGAAGCGGAACGATCAAAGCGAGAACGAGAGATATCAACATGGGGAGACAAACTGAAATGGGATTCGGTATTTCTATTCATTCTTTAACATCCTCCTTAACCGGAATAGCGGGGGTAACTTCTTTAGGCTCGTCGAAAATCATCTTCACCAGAAGCGGCAAGGAACTCAGTGAAACTGTTACCAAACTTCTCACGAGTTTCCACCGGCAGGGCCATGAACTGACGTTCCATTTCATTCATGTGATTGAGGGCTTCGGCATAGGTCTTGGGGAAGTCGAGGAAATCACCATAGAAGCCTTGCTTCTGAGAAAGAGCGTCAACGTCGCCGTTGGCGTAGCGCTTCATGAGAACGTGAATATCACAGCTTTCGGCGTAAGACTGAATATAGTCATACAGATTTTCGCGGCCAGATTCTTCGAGGACAACACGGCCTTTTTCATCATAATGACCGGCATAAGTGATATGCTCCGGGCTACCGGGGTCAGAAAAGATGCGGTCACGAACATCATACTGCGTTTTAAATTCCATATTGTCACTCCTTCACAAGACACTGGGCGGCGTCGCAAAGCTGGCGAGGGGGGTTCAGCGGCTCAATATAGCCGCCAACGTTGTCATAAGTGGCAAGCTTATACAAAGCGAAATCGTTGGGGTGAGAAGCGAGCAAGGAATCAGGCTGACGAACAGCGTGTTCAAAGTTACGGACGGCGGTAGCATCGTTGACATCAACAGTGCAGGCCATGAACGTGGACTTAGCATCCTTGATAGCATAAATTCCAGAAATCATACTTCTTTAACCTCCAAAACAATAGTAGAACCGGGATAACGGGAAACAGCATCGTCAATCACATGACGAGACATCCACAAAGGAACAAAAGCAACCTTTTCACCATCGACAATAACAGTAATCATAGACGAATACCTCCACGGAAAATCTTGGGGGCGATGTTGATTTTCTTAGACTTGGCGGCAGTACGGCTAAACACCTTCTTGTCTTTACGCTTGAGCATCTTCATTACAAATTCCTCCTTAAAGATTTTAAACGGTTGGACAGTTTTTCTTCTTCAACGTCTCGCAACTCGTAAGAATCGAGGGACGTATTAGACAATTTAGCTTCCATGGCCTGTTTGGCCAACTTAGCACGCAGGGCTTTTAACTCTGCTGACTTTTCTGGACATTCGATGTCGAAGAGTTTGTCATAGTACCTCGGCGGACGGAACTTCTTGCCGCCTTTCGGCGTAGAAACGTTGATATACTGTTCTTCAACACAATGAGGGTTTTCGTCAAAATACCGGCGTGCAATGCCAGGCTTGCGGGACATAAGACAAAACTCAGGCTGAATATTGTGGTCTCCATAAAACTTAGCTTCCTTTCCTTTAAGCTTTTTCATTACGTAGCGAGCAGTATAAGCACACGATTCCCAAGTAACTTCACCAACAACTACATAGCCATAAGGCCAACACTCTTGGAGCGAGGGACTGTTATAGTAAGTGTAATACTCACCTCCTTCCTTAACGGTCTTGTAGGGCTGAAGATCATCGAGATGCAAACCAAACAAAATAGCGTGATAATGTGGCCGGAACGTCTGTGAGCCGTACTCGCCGGACGCAAAGAACCTAATTTTATCATCTTCAAATTTTTTCCGAATACGTTTCATCAAAAGTTGGAAATCACGCTTCTGTAAGGTCAAAGCTGGAATAGCTTCACCAGTTTCAGGATCAGGGTAATAAGTACGAGGGACGTAGTCATCATCATAGGTGAACGTACAGAACCAAGCGGAATCATGGTACTTAAGTTCAAGCAAACAACGGTTTGCCCATTGCCTTGAATAGTCAATGCGGCATCCGATACACTGACCACAGGGCAGTGGAACAAGAGCGGAACGAGGATAGCGGTGATTGTGCCATTCAACATAAGTTTCACGGTCATCCGGGGTATAGCCGAGCATCTTCAAATCGGCTTTTCCGTTTTCCTTAGTACCAATCCTGACGGCGTAAATGGGATGATAACAAGGCACTCATAGCACCTCACAATTTCCGGCATAGACATATGCCTGTTCATGGTGGTCATCAATGAGCATGAAGCCATGGGAGTAAAGACAGTGTACCTGATAGACGTGACCATGTTTCAGATTGTCATAATCAGGGCCATAATAACGCACGAGACGGGGACGCATAAAAAAAATCACCTCCTATAAGGTGATAATAGAACGATTGAACAAAAATATCATTTTGTCCAATCAGA